TCGTCCGCTGGGTCATCAACCAGGTGATCAAGGTACCCAAGAACGGTGGTACCCAGTACACCCTCACCGCGATCCTCACCACTCTCCTCTCGATCGCTGTCTACATGATCGTGTCTCGCGTGTCCACTCGCGTGTCCAAGCCCGTTCAGCCCGTCTTTGCCATCACCCGGTAAGTTCTTTTGGACTTCCCAGACATTAGGGCTATCAATATCAACCCGAAAACTATGACGATACCGACATAGATTTTCCATTTATAAGGATCCTTTTCAGGGATGCTTATAGATGTCTTCTCTTCAACCTCCTTCTCCTTCTCATCCTCATCCTCCAAGGAAACTTTTGGTAGATTCTTTAGTTTATCCGTAGAACATGTAATTTCAAATTTCAATATATGTTCCTGATTCATAAAATCATAAGGAATCAATCTTCCGTGACTCATATAGAAAAATTCAACGTGAATGTCCTTGATGTATTTTAGGGGACCGGTGTGAAAATGATGTGTAAGAATATCATCGGCACCGTTAAAGTTTATAAAGTCTGAACCATCCAATAAGATGTGACCAGTATAAAATGGTGTTAACGTGTATACACTTTGTGTAAATTCATCTGATCCACTCGAAAGTTTCATAACGAGTGTATTCGGTCCTACAAGATTGACAGCACCCGAAGTCAATACATTACTCGTCGAAGCATAATCATTTGAACCGAAACCGAGTACTTGGTTCGGTGTTGTGGTCGTAGATGATTCTTTAAGGTATCCGTTATCTCCTGTGTAAAATTCAAGTGTGAAAGTGTTTGATGTACCAACATTTGAAAATGTCAATCTTTTTGTGTCTGTGTCAAAATTGACTTCACTAATATTGGAAACGGGTGGGGCGAGTTCGGCTTCGAGATGTGTAGCTAAATCACCACCAGTGGGATAATCAGCGTTCGTCAATGTAACAGTTTGTCCATCTACACTGAAAGTGTTATTGGTTGCACATATAGTCAATTGTGGTGTGGGAATACGAGCCGACACAAGTTTGATTTCGGACACATCATAGATTGGATTCTCTAGGGTAATGACATAGTTATTCGGATTCGAATATGTGTTGGAATAGGCGTCAATTACATATGTACCTTCACTATCATAATACGAATTTGATGCGACAATCTCGACGCCGCGCTGACTACTATCGATAGATAGGTTATGTACCTTCATTAAAATATAGGGATAATATTTTAATGACTGTTTTCGTCTACATACAAAGTATTACTGGTAAAGACCGTGTGCAAGGGGGTTGTTCTGGAGCTGCCTCTTAGCCACATCCAGGTTTCTGGTGTTAGGGTTCTCGTTACCCTTATAGGCATTGAACTGGTGGAAAGGTTTCTGTTGATAGTTTTGGGTCCACGCACCATTCGCAGCACTCACACGACCATCGACACGAGTTGTGTCTGTCCGAACCGCAGTGAGGGCGCCACCCTGCTTGAGTGCAGACTCACGAACGTTCATACGACCAGCGTTACCCATACGGTTAGGCTTGCCACGACGATCCTCTGGACGGAAACCATACCTCATGAGTTGCTCATTCGTCTTCGCGGTCACCTGAGCAGCAGCACTACTGGTGTACGCACCGTGGTGGCTATGAATACCTGGGGCGGGTCGGTTGTAATACTCATACTGCATATCATTGCGATCAGTCTTGAAACGTGTAGGATCCTGGGACATTGTTTGAGCGGAAACGAAGCGTTTAGCCCCATTGAAACCTAAACCATCTTCGCGAAGACCAGTCTCCGAGCGGTTCGTGGTACGCTTGGTCCTTTCGTGTTCATTGCGAGGCACAACACCCGACATCCCCTGAGCGCGGCCAGGCATAGTAGGCAACCTGGATGGAAGGTACGCAGTTGTCTCCGGTTTGTTATGGGTGAGCTCACCAACCTTAGCCGAACGGCCACCAGTGACATCTCGAGCTGGACCAGTACGCCCTGGGAGAGTGGTCAACCTGTACGCACCAACATTTACGGGGTTGACCCTAAACATCTGCTGATGACCCCCAACGGCGGGAACATTGGCACCCACACCGAGACCTGGACCAACAAGTTGCTTTTCAACTGGAGAAAGATTGTTCATTCGACCGGTATCATACATACGGTTTCGCATGTTCAAGACTTCTTGACCACCACTTCTTTGTTGCTTAGAAATGTCGGCAAAGCTTTCCATTTCTCGTTTACGGGGAACTTCCATCGTTGGTTCGAAATTTGTAGTTTCGACAATTTCAGGAGTCTTTATGACGGGTACTTCATTATCAACCTTAGGTGGAACTGATTTAGTACTTAAGTTGCGTCCAGCGTACACGAGACCGGCTACAGCCATAAGTGAAATGGGATCAGCCATTCTTACTTCTTACCTACATTTTTATTAACATATCTTTGCTGGAAAAGACCGTTCTGGAGTTCGGCCCGTGTACTCGCAGGTTCATATCGAATCGTGCGAAGGGGGGTCTTGCACTCCATGTTGGACAGTGGGAACAAGTTGCGCTCATATGTCTGAACGATATTCTTGTTGAAACGGGAAGTCGATTGGGGACGAAGTTCATCACTGGTATTGATGTACTGAGCTGGAGAACCCTTACCCGCCTTGTAGGGGGCGGTACCGTACAACATGGTGTTGGGTCGGCAACCACCACAGTTTAGGGTACTGGGCTGAGGATACACGAAAATCTCGTCAGTCGCCTTGACGGGAGGGACGGCCCCCTTGTTTTGAACTATGGAAAGACCAGGTTGGAGCTGATACGCCATTTATTATTACACAAGAATATTAATCTATCTCGCAAACATTCCCGATCGCTTATCTCCATTGGGAGCGAGACCCGAGAATGCCTCGAGTTGGACACCACGGGCATCTGGGCTACAGAATTGTGTGTCACTCTTACACATCGGACCATTCTTAGGGCCATAAAGCCACTCAGCGAAAGCCGTCTGATCTCCTGGAATTTTAGTTACAGGGTTTGAAATAAATTGACGCTCTGCAGCATTTCTAAGATACTTGGGCATTGGTGTGCGGGATCGCCCAGAATCATAAGGGATGCGATCACTGATATAGTTGTTCACGAATGGCTTCACAGTGGGGTAGTAACAAGCCTCTAAACGGTTAGGGGCGTCAGTGTAATCTGTAATCAGTACATTTGCCATTGGGTTATCCTCCGTTGGTTTTTGGCATGTGGAACCCTTGACACCCGAACCATACGTCTCCTTTACCATTTTAGACCTGTACAATACAAAGATCACCGCAATCACCGTAGCACCCAATACGAAAATACGAGGATCACGACGAGTCAGATAAAGAATGCAACTGACATAGATGACAAAACGGGAAGCGGCGTTCACCCGGTCTTCTGGAGTTTGTTCCGAAGTTGGCCAAAATTGAGCAACCTGGTCGGCTCGAATGAGCTGCTGAGGATCGTCAAACCAGGCCTTCATTTAATATATGTACAGGTTTATTTTTTGGGTAGACCACCAAGCATGCTACCCATCATCTTCATAAGAGCATCCTGGTCCAGTTCACCACCATCAGTCTCCATCTTGTCAGCACATTCCTTAGCGATACCCTCAATCATCTTGAGGGTGTCGTCAGGAATGGACGTGATAGTAGTACCAAGCATGTAGAGCGTCTGGAGATACTGCCATGTCGCACCCTTGGTATTGACAGACATGCGCTCCCAATACGACTTGATGTTGAGATCCTTGAGGAAATCAATCGTCTCAATCTCCTTGAGTAGGAAAGATTCATCCTTGGCCGAAATCTTTTCAGCGTAAGGAGTGACACCCTTCATGAAAGCATCCACAACGAGACGTGGGTTTGTAGACTTCAGTACATCAAACGAAGTCATCATCTTCTTAACGCCTTTTTCCTCTGGAAAAGTCTTGTGCAATTCCACAAGAAATTGACCCATCATATCATTGAAAGCAGTGACAGACGCCATTTTCTTATTATATTCGTGTAATCTTTAAGTTTAGAAAGGCTCACTGGAAATAGTCTCACGTTGACCAATGCCACCCGAAACGATGAAAAACACTAGAATCGCGTTAAGAGCTGCGGGTTTAGTGTATTTGTTCAATTCCAACTTTCCTTCATTGTTCAAGTATGCTTTGAGATGAATGTACCCCGCGGTGATACCACCAGCAATGAGAGCGGCGCTCATCGGGTCGCGTAAATAATCGGAGATCTCCATTTAATTATACCTGGGATTTTTTGTACGCTGCTCTGGTGCATCACCAAAAAGTACATCATCTTCTTCCTGAGGTTGTTCCACAGGTTCGGGTGCTTGAACACCCGGAACAGTCTTAAATTCGTTCTCGAGACCAGTGGGCATTGGCTCACCCATAGGCTCAGTCTCACCAATAGGCTCGGGCTCGCCAATAGGCTCAGGCTCGCCAATAGGCTCGGTCTCACCCATAGGCTCAGGCTCACCCATAGGCTCAGGCTCGGGCTCGGGCATATCATCTTCGATAACATCTGGATCAATGCCATCCTGAATCTCACCATCAAGGGAAATGTCGCGGTTATCCTGAGACATGTACGTTTGAAGAATCTGTTGTACAGGAATCAACTCTTTCACAGTGCTCTCGATACAGGTGCAAAAACGTATAGTCAGTTTTTCGTCGCGCAGATATTCACTCTGCTCTTCGTGGAAAATGTATGGATCCTTGTAAATATCCTTCGCGATGTTGTTGTAACACGTCTGAATGAAAACCTCCTCAGTGGGAAGTTTAAGAGAAATCTTTTTGTTGTCCGCCTTGAGACGAACGGAGGATAGGATTTTAGTGCACGCGACGAATACAGCGGCTAAGAGGTCACCAAACCAGGCACATCGCCCAGTGATGTTATCCGAATGTCTTTTAGACATAGCGTTTGACCAGTTTGGAACTTCTTTAAGGATTTTCTGAAACATAATGAGCACCTGTTTCCCTTTGGAAGTTTTAACTGCTTCGTTGTACATTTCCTCGAATACTTCAATCATAGGTGGACACATAATGAGGCAGAGTTGTCCAAGATACTCCTTCTTCGCCTCGACCATAATACTCAAATTGTCCATTTATGATTAAAGGGGGTTTTAAATCATCGCTTCCTACGCACTCCGCCTGTATTTGTTTGCAATCTTCTTGAGATTCATCAGATTTGGGAAGTCTCCTTCTTCCTCATCTTGTTCTCCCTTTTCCTTCTTCTTTTTTGGTTTTGACCACGTGATATAGATGTCATAGTCGCTCACAAGCTGCACTGTAAAACCCCCAAAGCGAACTGTCTGGCCACATATCTCGCAGCAGCTGAGCGATCGAACGCTGGATAGCCTATGAGAAATGTTGGTATAGTCATGAACAGTTGTTTATGTCCGAGTTCTACTGATTGTTTTATTTTGGTGGAAAATTGAGTGTAGATTTTCATGTAAATTTCTTTACGAATCTGTTTGCGCTTGTCATCTATCTTGACAACATCATTGATGCTCAACATTACAATTACTGTAATTTATTTTTCACCGATTCCAACTCAGTACTCTTGGGCATGGCAACTTCCTTGACCAGCTCGTACTTGACAAATTCTTTACCTTCAGATCCCTCTGTGAATGGTTTGATATTCTGGGGAGCCTGGACACCAAGGGGTTGGGTCCTAAGAGAAATAATCCGAATCTTACCATTTTCAACTTCATACGAAACCGCCACCGAGAACCCGTAGGAAAATCCACCCTTTTTCATCGTCATGAACATACATTCATAAATCTCCTTATCGTCACCCTTGTAGTGTTTGACTGCGGTAGTTTCTATGATATACGTGCACAATCCAGTACGCTTGGAAATTTCTTTGTTCGCCATGAGAACAAAGTCTTCCATCATATCATTGTCAACCTTAGCTTCGACTTCCTGGTATCCTGTAAGATTTGGTCTGGGATCATCCAGTTTCACAGAATTCCTAGGCTTGGTGTACCCTGAGAGACCAAATGTCTCAGTAAACTTTTCGTGATTGGTCGTCAGAAGGAGAACTACCAGGACCAGAATGAATACAAGTAAATAGTTCATCTTTACTACTATGCGTTAATTTTTTTTTACAAAATACCCAATAGATATTAGATGTCTCTGCTGATATATAGTCCCCGGTGTAAACACTCTATGGAAGTGATTGAATATATCAACAAACACAAACAGCTGAAACAACTTGTGCATTATCACAATATCAACACACAGGGTGTACCCCCAAACTACAGAAACAAAATCAACCGTGTACCGACTATGCTCACGAAAAATGGTAAGATTCTCGTGGGTAATGAAATCAAGAACTGGCTTGACTCCCTTCTACCCAAAAAGGAGGTTGAACAAGTTTCAATTGGTGGATTTGGGGGTTCAATGTCAAACCTTGATGGAAAAGATAACAATTCTAATATGTTTCGGCTTGATGATTATGGACAATCCCTCCAGCCAGCTATGACCAAAGAGCTTGAAGAGAAAATCAGTCGAGATGTCTCTAAGGGTGTGGCGTATACAGATTTAAAGATGTAACGCACTAATACGAGTAGATATGAAACTTGTGACGATCCAAGCTTCCGCTTTTAAGTCGACGTTCGAAGTTCTGAAGGATATCCTGAATGATGTAAATATCTACTTCAAACCAGATGGTATGTACGTTGTCACTCTAGACACTGCACGCACATCTCTCGTAGATATGTTTCTCTCAGCAGACAACTTTGAAGAGTATCGGTGCGATCAAGATGAAATCATCGCAGGTATCAATATATCAAACACGTTCAAACTTCTTAAGACGATCACGAATAATGATGTCCTGAAGATTGAGATTAATTCAAAGGAGTATATGAACATCGAAATCACAAGCGAATCTAAAAAGACGAGTTCAACTTTTCAACTCAAACTCCTGGATATCAACGAGAGTCGGATCGAAGTGCCTGAAATTGAAATGTCTACGATTACCACCCTCCCATCCGCAGACTTTCAGCGTCTCTGTCGTGATATGTCTAACATTGGAACGGATATTGAGATTAAACGGTCTGGAAAACAAATCAATTTCAGTTGTCAAGGAGACTTTGCAAATCAGGACACCTCTATTGAGTGTACCGAGGAAAGTCGGACGATTACAGGACTCTATAGTCTTAAATATTTGAATATCTTTACAAAGGCGACGAGTATGTGTGCGTCTGTGCAAATTATACAGGAAACGGGAAATAGATTTTTGATTTTGAAGTATAATGTTGCTAATTTGGGTGAACTTAAATTTTACCTAGCAACTAAGGTATCTGAAGATTAGTGGTAAAGTCATCGAGGGTTGAGAGGGTCTTTTTCATACCTAGGGTATTGGAAAGGATGATCTTTGGAAATCTCTCCTTGAGTACCTCTCTGTCGTAAAATAGAAAATGTTCGAGTGGAACCTTTTGACCGTGGAAATCATTTCGAGGTCCAGAGTATCGTTTCACCTTTTCAGTAATGTCTCGCATCGGTTTATCATCGTGATCAACGATCCAGACACTACTCAAAGGGATACTAAAGTGCATTGCATTATCTTCCCCCTGACCAGGTTTGAAATTGATATCATTCGAGATACTCGTGTACTTCTTACCATTGAAGTAATACTTTACCCGGAGGATTGTGTATTTGACATTTTGTGGAACTATTGTTTTACGAAATTTCATACCTGTGACATTCGTGTAATATCCATCAAGAATTTCATCTTCCCAATCTTTACTCTCTTTCATCCAAAAATCATCTTCAATCATATAGTCCAAGTCATGATCTATCACATATTCAAGTTCTTCAGAGATGATCGTGTAATCCCTAGGTGTGACGATGTATTTATAGAAGAAGAAAATACTACTTAAAAGTTTGGTAAGCATCTCTTTATAAGGATGGAAGGTAATTTTTTAAGTAGATATAACAATCGAATAGAAGAATGGAACACATCTATACGTAAAGATCCGTCTAACAGGAAAAAGTATGAATCTGAGATGGCCGAGTACATTATGAAGTGTATGCCTTATTTAGATCAACACGTAGACGATGGTGATGAGAAGACAAATACAGATAATATTTTCAATGTCAAGGAAACTGTCGGTCTACAAAGGAAGGATATCTTCACCGACTATCTCATAGATGTTGAAAAGAAAAACATAGCCAAACCACAACAACGCACTATGGATGTATGTAAAACGTGTGCGTATAGCAATATCATCCACTTTCACGACACGAGTGATCTTGTATGTGATGGGTGTGGGGCTATAGTTGCCGCACTTATCAGTGAAGAGTTGACCTACCGAGAGGAACAAG